TTTTCAATAAATTAGACATTTCTTCTAATACTTTTATATATAACGTATTTATCATGTCATAATCATTTTCTTTATTATCTAACTTCTTTTTATAATATTCTATACTCCAATCAAAATGCCAAAACTTATTATTAAATTCTACACAATCATTAGATATTTCAAATATTCTAACAATATAACCAATATTTTTATATAATTCTAATAATTTATTAGATACTGTTTTTACTTTATTTACATATGAATCTCTTGTATTATCGTAAATAGAATCTGGAAGGAATTCTTTAAATTTATTAATAATATCTTCCTTTTTACTTTCATTAAAATTAAAATCTGTTAATTTTTTGGTATAGGTTCCAGATAATAGATTAAATACAATTTTATTATCTTTTTTTTGTAGTTCACCTGCGCCATAAATAAGTTGAGCATTTACTTTTTTATTATTTACAAGGGCATGATGTGTTGTTCCCAATTCATATGGAGATATAATAAGGATTGCTGAAAATTTTATATTATCTGAATTATCGTCTGAATATAAAATCCAATTATATATAGCATCATTTTCATTTAATAATTGAATGTTATTAAATACTGTAAAATTTTCCAAAAATTCCAAAACTTTTAGAGAATCTTTATTGATATCAGGAGAATCATATACTTTTCCAACGAATACAAATTTTCCTTCTTCATTTGTAATATTTAATTCTGATGGATTTAAACTAATAATAGGATGAGTTTCACTTTTAGGTAAAGATTTCATTAAATTATATTATATTATTATGTAAAAAAATAAAGTATTATCAATTTTTTAGTAAAATAAAATGATATTACATATCATTTTATATTGTTGTTCGCCTTCGGCTCTCAACTAAGGGGCGATTTTTGTATTTGATATTATGATATAGAGTTATATCATAATATCAAATAATGAAAATATAAATAATACGACAAAATAAAAATCTGGATATTATAGTATGAAAAATTGAATTATTAAAAGTTTCAATATAAATAAATATAAATATACCTGATATGACAACAAATATTTACATATTGAAATTAGAAAATAATAAATATTATGTTGGTAAATCAAATTATTTGGATACACGAGCTGCTGCACATATAAATGGAAGCGCATCATCGTGGACAAAAAAGTATAAACCAATTTCAGTTGAACAAATAATTTCAAACGCAAGTCCGTATGATGAAGACAAATATACAATTGAATATATGGATAAATATGGTATAGATAATGTAAGAGGCGGAATATATGTTTCGGAATCATTAGATACTACTCAAAGAAATGATATTAATAAAAGAATTTGGGGAGCAAATGATTGTTGTACACAATGTGGAAGAAAAGGGCATTTTGTAAAAAATTGTAAATCAACAAAAGATATAACTGGACAATATATTAATAAAGAAGAATATGTTCAAGTATGGCAATGTGATCATTGTGATAGAGAATATGAAGATAAAAATGAATGTGCTAAACATGAAAAATCTTGTAAAAATAAAAAATCAGTTAAAACTTGTTTTCAATGTAATGAAACTGGTCATTATGCGAATGAATGTCCGAATGAAGAAGAAACTTTTAATTGTAGATATTGTGATAAAGAATTTGAAACACAAAAAGGAGCGACATTTCATGAAAATGTTCATTGTAAAAGCAAAGGTAAAAGTATTACTAAACAGAATGGATGTTATAGATGTGGGAGATCTGGACATTATTCAAATGATTGTTATGCCAAGACAGATGTAGATGGTTATCAATTGGATTCTGATTCAGATTAATTTATAAAATGATATTACATATCATTTTATATTAGTTGTTCGCTTCGCTCTCAACTAAGGGGCGATTTGTAATTTATGTTTGTTATACATCATAATTAGTTATAATATTTTTTACAATAAACAAATTATAATTAATAATTAATAATTATAATTAAAATATAAAATGATATGAAATATCATTTTATATGGGCAAATTTATTTATTATATAATAATTAGATTAAAAAATACCTTTAACAAAAGATAAATATAATAAAATAATATCAATAATTAAAATAAAAATTGAACAATTATAAATCTAATATAAGTTATTTTATTTTTTATATTAGAAAGATGAAAATTCTATCCAACGACAAGATAAACTTTATCTATCATCTTGCAGACATTCACATTCCAATTTCAATAGATAGAAAAGTAGAATATGAAAAAGTTTTTGATGAATTGTATGATCAATTATCAAAAGAGGAAAAAGGTGTGATTATTATATGTGGTGATATATATGATTCTAAAAGTTCAATGAATCCAATTTCAGTTGAATTATTTCACAGATTAATGAGAATACACGAATTGATGCCAGTAATTATTATATCAGGTAATCACGATGGGTCTACCGTTAATAATCAATTAAAAGATAGTATTTATGCCTCTTCATTTAAATATGAACAAAATTTTCATTATCTGAATGAAACAGGATTATATAAATATGGTGATATTATATTTAGTGCGAAACATTTTTTTGATGAAAAACAATTTATAAAAGCAGATCAAATTAAGGCGGAGAATGATGAAATGAAAATAGCATTATATCATGGTGCTTTACATGGAGCAAAATTTGATAATGGTACGGAGATAGAAGGTGAAGAAACTTTAAATATGTCAACATTTGATGGATATGATTTAACACTACTTGGAGACATCCATAAATATCAAACATTTAAAAATGAAAGTATGGCTTATTCCTCATCTTTAATTCAACAAAATTATGGAGAACCATTAAATGAGCATGGATATATTAAGTGGTATATGAATGAACCAAAGATGGAATTTAAAAGAGTAAAAAATGATTATGGATTTGTAACAATTAAAATAATAGACGGAAAATATGAAAAAAAAGAATATCCAAAAAATATTAGATTACGAATATTTTATAAGAATACAACAAAAGAACAATTAGATAAAATTATAATAGATTTATCCTTGAAACATAATATAATTGATGATCCAGAGCCAATAGAAGAAAAAGATTATTCAAGTATAACAAATATGGAAGTATTATTGAACAAAAAAGAATTATATGATAAGATGATTGATAAATATATTCAAATAAATACAATTGATGCAGATATTAAAGATGAAGTTAAAGCAAAACTACATGAATCAATACAAGTAGTAAAAGAAGTTGCATTAAAAAAATATGAAATTAAAGTATTAGAAATATCAAACATATTTTGTTTTGGTGAAGGAAATATAATTGATTTTAGAAATTATGAAAATCTAATTGGTCTTTTTTCAAAAAATTTTTCAGGTAAATCGTCAATTATTGATTGTATATCTGAAGTATTATATGATAGAAATAGTAAAGGATTAAAAAATGATGAATTAATTAGAAATGGGCAAAAATCAGGAACTATAAAAATATTAATATCTTTAAATGGAATTGATTATGAAATTACAAAAAAATATTCAAGTAATGGAACAAAAATAAATCTAATTGAAAAAGAAACTAATAAGAATTTAAATGATGATGATAATGGAAAGACAATAGATAAAATAGCATCAATGTTTCCAGAACATCGTTATTTTACTTCAATACATTGTATGTTACAAAATGATAATAATGGATTTGTTAATAATACACCAGAACAAACTATGAAATATGTGTTAGAAATATTAGGAATTGATGATACATTAGATTTAAAAAAAGAATATTCAGGAATAATAAAAACATTAAAAGATTCTATAGTACAAAAAAAAGATATAATAAAAAAAAATGAATATAGTGATAAAAGAATAGAATTTATTAGAGAAGAAATAATAGTTATTGAAGAAGATATAGAAATTTTAGAAAGTAATTTAGATAAATTAAACAAAGAAAGATTAGAAATAAAAATGAATGAAACTAAATATACGAATCATGATAATTTAATAATGAAATTAAATACAAAAAAAGAAAAAATAAAAAAAGATATAAATAAAATAAAAATAGATGAAAAAAATATAAAATTAATTGAATTAGATGATAATGTATTATTAAGATATGTTGAAAAAAATCAAATTAATAATCAAGAAAAGAATAATATATATGAAAAAATTAATAAATTAGGAATTAATAAACATAAAATTACATCATATAATGATAATTTATATGATCAGAAAGATAAAGTCAATAAAGAAATTAATTCTATTGAAAATAAAATAAATAATTTACAAAAAGAAATTAAAATAATAATTGCTATTAATATAGATGATATAACTATTATACAAAATAAAATTGATTTAATAAATAATATTAATAATAAAAATGAAAGATTAAAAAAATTATCATTATGTAAATATAATGATAACTGTGATGTATGTGTAGATAATAATAAAGAAATTATATTAGAAAAAAATAAATTAATTGAAGAATTAAAAAATCTTCATTGTGATGAAACATATGAAAAATTAATTGAACATAAAAATAAATTATCAACTCAAATTAAAACTAATACAATAAATGATAATGAAAATTTAAAAATAAATAAAGAAATAATTAATCTTGAAAAATCTCAAAATAAAAAATATTCTGAATTAGATACAATTCAGAAGATGATTAATGAATATGAAAAAGATAAAGAAAAAATAATAGATAATAAAAAAATAGATATAGAAATAAATTTATTAAAAGATAAAATACAAACTATTGATAATTATAAAGATATAGAATATGAAGAATATATCAAAAATAAGAAATTAAACGATAAAAATATAAAATTAAAAGATGAATATTGTAAACAAATCACTACCTATGAAAAAAGTGTAGAACTAACAGAAACAGAAATTAAGAAAATAACTGAAGAAAAAATATTATATGATAAAAATAAAATTAAAATGGATAAATACAATATGATTGATAATGAGATAATTAATATTAAGAAAGAAATTAAATTAAAACAGAAAAATTTAGAAATTTTAGAAAAAGAATTAAATTCAAATATAAAAAATAAAGAGAATACATTATATTTTAATGAATTACTCATAAATGATAATAGAGAATTAAAAATAGCAAAGGTTTTAGAAATAGCTTATGATTATAATGGATTTACAAAATTAATTATAAATGAAATAATTCCTAATATGGAAAAAGCTATATCTAGAATAACAGGTACAGTATGTGGGTATACAGTTGAAATAGATGAAAAATTAAATGTATATATGAAAAGAAATTTTAAAAGATATAGAATTCAAGGTGGATCAGGATCTGAAAAATTATTAATTAATATTGCATTTAGATTAATGATGGTTGAATATGGTTTAACAATATGTAAATCATCTATGATGTTAATCGATGAAAGTTTTGTATCATTTGATTCTGATAAAAAATTATTAATACCATCAATTATTCAAGAAATATTAAAACGGTATGATAAGGTGTTAATTATTAGTCATATGGAAGAATTAAAAAATATGGTAAAGAAAACTATTAAAATAAAAAAACAAAATGATATATCAAAAATATATTAAATTAATTTAATTTTTTTATATAAGTATATAATATAAGGTATAAAATAGTTTAGTTCTTAGAAAAAATTGAAACTTTCTTTTTTTTATTTAGAATTATAAGAATTATAAAATGGCATATAAATGTGAAATATGTTTTAAAGAATTTTCAACATCTAGTACTTTGGATTATCATTCAAAAAATGTA